TCAAAAGATGTTGTTCAGGCACAGAAACCTGAGCAACCATCTTTTGCACTTCCAACTCCTGCACTTGATGATGGTGCAGTCACAATCACACAAAACGCTTACTACGGCACATATGTTGACCTAGAAGGTGCTGTTCGCAACGAATTAGAATTAGTTACCCGCTATCGTGAAATGTCAAATCATCCAGAATTGGAAATGGCAATTGATGACATTGTAAACGAAGCTATTTCACACGATGATTCTGGTCGCACAGTTAATCTCGTATTAGATAAACTTAAACAACCAGAAGCCGTAAAGAAAAAAATACTAGAAGAGTTTGAAAATATTCTTCGTATGTTAAACTTTGGTAATCTTTCAGATGACCTGTTTAAGCGTTGGTATATTGATGGTCGCATTTATTACCATGTTGTGGTAAATGATAAAGACCCAAAATCAGGTATACAAGAACTACGCTACATTGACCCACGCAAGATTCGTAAGGTAAGAGAAGTTAAAAAAGAGCGTGACCCAAAAACTGGCGCTGATATTATCAAATCAATTGCTGAATACTATGTCTATACTGACCGTGGTATTGCAACACAAACATTTGGCGCATCAGTAAACTCCGGCCTTCGTATTGCACCAGATTCAATTATTAATGTGAACTCTGGTTTAATGGATGCTAAAAATACATTTGTCATTTCTTATCTGCATAAAGCAATAAAACCACTTAATCAGTTAAGAATGATTGAAGATGCGGTTGTCATCTATCGCCTATCACGAGCACCAGAACGCCGTATATTTTACATTGATGTAGGTAATTTGCCAAGAGGTAAAGCCGAACAATACATTCAATCAATTATGGTCAAGTATCGTAACAAAATGGTTTACGATGCAAATACTGGTGAACTGCGTGATGACCGTAAACACTTATCAATGCTTGAAGATTTTTGGTTACCACGCCGTGAAGGTGGTAAAGGCACCGAAATTACTACATTGCCAGCTGGTCAAAATCTTGGCGAGTTAGAAGATGTAAAGTATTTCAGAAACAAACTTCTTCAGTCACTCAATGTTCCAATTTCTCGTTTAGAACCACAACAAGGTGGTATGATTGGTCTTGGTCGCACAACTGAAGTGACCCGTGATGAAGTTAAGTTTTTAAAGTTTATTATTCGCCTACGCAACAAATTCTCACAGATTTTTGACCATGCTTTAGAAAAACAATTGGTGCTCAAAGGTATTTGTACCAGAGATGAATGGCAAGTATTTAAAGAACAAATCTATTACGACTATGTAAAAGACAACAACTTCACAGAATTGCGTGATGCAGAACTTTTACAGAGCCGTGTTCAAACATTGGCTTTTGTTGACCCATATGTTGGTCGTTACTATTCTGCTGAGTGGGTTCGCAAACACATTCTTCAACAAACCGATGAAGATATATTGGCAATTGATAAACAAATTAAACAAGAATCTGATAATGGTACTGGTGGCCCAACAATGCCACCACAAGACCAAGCAAATCAGCAAGCTATGGCAGACCAGTATCCTCCAGAAGATAATACTGGTGCCGCAAACGAATCAATGACACCAATGCTGGATGCAGAAGTAGAAAAATATTCAGCATTACTAAATAGGCGATAAACGGAGATTACTATGGATACGCAAACTTTTATTAATCAAGTTGCAGCAGGTGACGCAGTTGGTGCTAAAGACCTTCTGAATGACCTTTTATCTGCTAAAGCTTTTGAAGCACTTGATGCAAAAAAAGTTGAAATGGCACAGTCACTTTATACAGGCAAACAAGAAGAGCCTGAAGTGCAAGAAACAGAAGAAGCTGCAACGGAAGAATGAAACAATTACAAGAGTTTAGGAATAATCTTGTAGAAGAAGAAAAATCGGACTATAAACAGTTTGATATGTTGGTGCGTGCTGGTCTTGCTAATAAGGCACAACTAGCAAGAATACATCGCATTTTGGATAAGATGGGTGAAGAACGCCCACAATTCAATAATGCTGACAGAGAAATTCTGCGTAATTTGTTTAATCGTATGGTAGATTTAGTTGCCAACAATAAACAAATTTTTATGCGTGCTAGGCAGGCAGTAAAAGAAGAATTAGAAGAAGGTATTTTAGACACTTCTGATTTTAAGGTTGGACCTTCTGGTCGTAAAGTAAGAGCACATCGCCTTAAAATAGGTGATGTTGGTGAAGTAAAAGAAGATTTTGAATTAGTTGAAGCACCAATAGATTTTGACAATGACCCACCTTTTGTTTTGGTTCTGAAACGCAGAGCTATAAGGATGTATCCAGATAAAACAAAAGTTGCGTTGTATTATAGCAAAACGCTAGATAAGTATTTTTCTGTGCCATATGGTGGTCCATTAGGTGCAGTTGTTCAGGCAGAAGAAACGCAGATTGATGAAGCTGTCATGGACCAATTACATAAGATTGTTGCTGGTAAACAAGCACAGTCAGTAAAATTTGGCAATGGTAAATCACAAAAGGTTGACCATTATACAGCATCTGCTGTTACGCAAGTTCATAATGCTTTGAATGATGAAAATAAAAAGAAGTTTGCAGACATGGTACACAAATCACCTGCACACTTGGCCAAAGCGGCTGACTTTGCTTTCAGTAGAGCAAAATGAACTTTATAGATTTAATTGTATCTGGTAAATTAGACGAAGCAAGAGAGGCATTAACTCAGCGTCTAAATGAAATTACCGCTAAGCGCCTGCAAGAAGCAAAGCGTTATGTGCAGGCAGATAGTTTTGAAGAACTTGATGAAGCAATTAGGAGAAATCCAAATATCATTCGTCAAGGTAGAATACAAAAAATACGCCGGCGTATTCGGCGTAATGCAAAAGGCCGTATTGTAATTCAAAAGAATAAAAGACGGTCAGGAATTAAAGGTTATAGAATTGTTGGTAATACGGTTCGCCGAATACCAGCAGCTGCAAGATTAAGAAAGGCTCGCTTATTAAAGCGTTCATGGAAAACAACACGAAGAGCTAAACTTCGCCGGTCATTGCTGAAAAGAAAAATGTCAATGCGTAGGCGAGCATCAATAGGACTAAGGTAAAATGCCATTTGAAATTATAAACGCCGTTAGGGCCAAATCAGTTATAAGAATTGTTGGTGGTGTTGCAAACACACACATCAACCTTTCAACACTTTCAGCGCAATCGGATGAAACGGTATCTGCTGCTGCAATTGCACAAGTGTCAGCATCAACAAATGGCATTTATAGAATTTACAGAGGAAATAACTCAGCAGGTACACTCATTTTAGAAATATCAACACCATTTAATTTGGTATTATATGAACATGATATTACTTTTGCGAATAGTGCAACATCAAATATTTGGGTTGAACATACGGGAACAGCAGGCAGTTTAATTATGCAAGTTACAAAAACAGCCTCTTACAACCCAGCACTCACAGGAATGTAATATGAAACTCATTACCGAAATGATAGACAATGTAAAGTATCTTACCGAAAAAACGGAAGACGGTAAGAAAAAACTTTATATTGAAGGAACTTTTCTTGTTGGCGATACAGTCAATAAAAACAATCGTATGTATAAAATGGATACACTTCGTAATGAAGTAAACCGTTATACAGAAGAGTTTATTAATACCAATCGTGCTCTTGGTGAACTAGGTCATCCAGACACCCCATCAATTAATCTTGAGCGTGTATCACACAAGATTGTATCTCTCAAAGAAGATGGTAATACCTTTTATGGTAAAGCATTAATTCTTGGTACACCATATGGTCAGATTGTTGAGAACTTTATCAATAATGACATTCAAGTTGGTGTATCTTCCCGTGCTCTTGGTTCTCTACAACAGACCAGAGAGGGTTACAATTTGGTGCAGGATGACCTAAAACTGGCCACCGCAGCTGACATTGTTGCTGACCCATCAGCGCCAGGTGCATTTGTTCAAGGTATCATGGAAAACAAAGAATGGATGATGATTGACGGCAAGTTTGTAGAAGCTGATTTTGACCGCACAAAGAAAACAATTCAGAGGGTTTCCAAGGCACAACTAGAGGAAACCGCTCTAAAATTATTTGAAAACTACCTCAGAAAACTTTAATTTTATAAATAAGAAATCATAAGGAGATTCCTAATGGCAACATCAAAACTCATGGAAGCCGCAGCAGAGATTCTTGCAGGAAGCAAGAAATCAGCTCCTGCTATGCCGGCTGAGAAACTACCAGCAGAGATTCACGATGCTGGTGGCCCAACCCCACAAAATTATAAAAACGATGATAATTCTGCAAAGATTACTCCATCGTCAAAGAGTGCTGCGGCACCAACAACAAAGCCATCGGCTGCTTCTCCTGACAAGCAAGAAATGCTTGGCGGCGGTAAAAAAGAAATGAAGGAAGAAGAGCAGAAGGAAGAAGAAGTCATTGCTGAAAAGTCCCATGAAATGGAAGACGAAAAAGAAGATGACAAAGAAGATAAGAAAGAAGAAATGAAGAAGAAGATGAAAGAGGATATCAATTCTCTTTTTGCTGACGATTCTACCATTTCTGAAGAATTCAAATCTAAAGCTGCTACAATTTTTGAAGCTCGTGTCATGGACCGTGTTACTCAAATTGAAGAAGAGATTGAGGCAAAATATGCTGATATGCTCTCTGAAGCAGTTGACCAAATTAAATCTGACCTGACCAATAAAGTAGATGACTACCTCAACTATGTTGTTGAGCAGTGGTTGGCAGATAACGAAATTGCTATTGAATCCGGCCTGCGTGCTGAGATTACCGAAGAATTCATTGCTGGTCTGCGTAACCTCTTTGCTGAGCATTATATTGATGTTCCTGCTGAGAAGGTTGACCTCGTTGACGAGCTTGCTGGTAAAGTTGAAGAACTTGAGAGCAAACTCAACGAAGAGATTGAGCGTGGCATTGGTTTTGCCAAAGCTCTCGTAGAGTCCCGCAAGAGTGAAATTACCCGTGAAGTTACTGAAGGCCTCACAACCACCCAAGCTGAAAAAGTAAAATCACTCGCAGAGAGTGTTGAGTTTTCCACAGAGGAAGAATACAAAGAGAAGCTTGAGACAATTCGTGAGAACTACTTCCCATCTGGCGTTAAAAAGGCCGATGAGACACAACTGCACGAACAGGTAGAAGAAACTGGCGAACAAAAGGTTGTTGACCCATTTGTAGCTGCCGTTTCTAAAGCAATTTCTAAAACCAAAGTTTAAGTAATAATTATAGGAGAAACTTAAATGTATTTGTCCGAACAACTACAAAAGAAATGGGAAGGCGTTCTGGATCATCCGGATCTGCCAAAGATTTCTGACCCATATCGTAAAGCCGTTACGGCTGTTATCCTTGAGAATCAAGCTCAAGAGATGACCAAGGCTACCGAGATCCTGAGTGAGACCGGTTCGCCAACAAACTTTGCTGGTACAGGTGGTTTTGGTGGCGGCGCAGCTGCTGCTGGTCCTGTTGCCGGTTTTGACCCGATCCTGATTTCGCTGGTTCGCCGTTCGCTGCCAAACCTCATTGCTTATGATGTTTGCGGTGTTCAGCCAATGACTGGCCCAACAGGTCTTATTTTCGCAATGCGTTCCCGTTACAGCTCACAAGGCGGTACAGAGGCATTCTACAATGAGGCTAACACTCAATTTGGTGGTGCTAACACTGCTCTCGCAGCTGCAATTCAAAATCAATTGACCGCTCTGGCAATTGCTGCTAACACAACTGAAACCTTTGTTTCTAACGCTGC